AAATAACCCATTATCAGACATGAACGACTGGGCTGACCTTATACTTGCCAAGTTACGTGACGGAATCATGTCACTGCCACCTGAAATTCCTTTGATAACAGATGAAGAAGGCAATGTCGAATCTCCCATTCTGTTTGGTCATACACGGAACAACGGATGGTTTCTTTAAATAGTTTTTAAACCGCTTTTAAAAGGTATGTTATGTACAAGAAGTTAAGAGAAATATTCAACTGGTTTCAGCAGAAAGCAATTCGTCGAATGAGTCTGAAGAATGTACTTAATGAGTATTATTTTCGGATAGATAGCAGTGGGACACAATCTTCGTCAAGTGCTGCTTATAAAAGGCAGGCTGTCGTCTACCGTGAAAAGACCATTGATGATTGGATTATGGCGGTAACTTCGGCAACTGATCCGGATGATCCTCGACGTGGCTTGCTGTACAGGTTCTACCAGTCATTGTACAATGACGAACATTTACAAACGACGATTGACAATCGTGTATTACCTGTACAACAGGCGGAATTCAACCTTGTCGATGACAATGGCAATGAGGACGAGGAGGCGAAGAAACTGCTGGATCGTCCGTGGTTTCACCAGCTTATCAGAATTTGTTTTCTACATCAGTTACAGGGAGTATCGCTTGCCGACATTTCCCATCTTGATGAAAACTTGGAAATCAGCCATGTAGAAGAAGTTCCCATGTCCAACTATATCCCGCAACAGATGATAATCGTCAAGGAGGAGTCAGACAAAACCGGATGGTCATATAAGGACGGTGCACTTGAACCCTATTATGTCCAGTTCGGAAACGCATGGGCTTTGGGAATGCTCAATGAACTGTCAATTATCATCCTTGCAAAGAAACTGGGCTTAGGCTCGTGGATGAATTACATTGAGAAATACGGCATTCCGCCCGTCTTCGTTACTTCAGACAGACAGGATAAAAAACGTTTGGACGAATTATTCGAGATGATGTTGGATTTCAGGAATAATTTCTTTGCAGTCCTGTCCGGAAATGAAAAGGTCGAGTATGGGAAAGAAGCCGGAGGAAATACAACCAATGCCTTTTTACCGTTAGAGGAACGATGTGACAACCAAATCAGCAAGCGTTTGCTTGGTCAGACGGGTACAACTGAAAACGGGGCGTGGGAAGGTACGGCAGAAGTCCATGAACGTGTTGAAAAATCACGGCACGAATATGACAAGATGATTTTCCAGTTCTATTTTAACTATATTATCATCCCTAAACTGGTAAAGATAAGCCCGGTATATAAACCACTTGAAAGGCTGAAACTGAAGTGGGACGACACGGAAAGTTTGTCTATCACGGAATACATCGAAGCGATCAACAAGCTGGCTTATACCTTTGAATTTGACCACGAAGAGGTCGCAAAGAAAACGGGACTTCCGATCATTGGTCAAAAGAAAAATCCCGGTGGTGAGCAACAGGGAGGAACATTGCCGAATCAGCCAAAAACAGACCCTCAAAAAAAAAAGACCGAACCGGACGATGAAGCGGTAACGTCACCCTCCATGGAAGCCGGAGAGTATGATTTCAGCGGCATCATCGGCAGGGTGATGAAACAAGTTTATGAACGAAAGGTCAAAACGGGAGATATTGATGAGGAATTATTCAGGAAGACATACGGGGAACTGAATAAGAAGGCGGCTGAAGGATGGGGAAAAGACGACTATAATGATCCGGAACTGGCGGAAGATACCCAGCGGATACGTGACAACTTGTTCAAGTTCTCCGGAGCGAAGACGTATCAGGAAATTAAGGAGATGAACGATGCCCTTTATGATGATAAGGGGAAAAAACTTTCTTATGAGGACTTCCGGGAAAAGGTTATGGCAATTCATAAAGACTATAATGAAAATTACCTTCGCACGGAATTTGAAACGACAGAAACAAGTTGCAGACGCGCCAGTGAATGGCAGGAATTCAAGGAAAATGCGGATATAATGCCTAATCTGAAGTATGTGACTGCAGGGGATGAACGGGTAAGAGAATCACATAGGATACTGGATGGTGTCGTAAAACCTATTAACGACCCGTTTTGGCTGCAGAACTACCCGCCAAACGGATATCGGTGCAGGTGTTATGCCGAACAAACGGACGAACCGGAAACGCCTGCTACGCCTATTGTGACGATACCGGATGCCTTTGCGAACAACGTAGGGCAATCCGGTGAGATATTCACGGTCGCACATCCTTATTTCTCAATGCCCGACGGGCATTTGGCAAAAATCAGGAAGGAGACGGAACGGAGCAAGTTATATGCTCCTTACCATCGTGATCCGGAATCGAAAGTGATGATCAGCGATTTTGCTGATCCGAAAGATTTGGCAAAGAATGTGGAAAGCGCACGGGTAATTTCAAAGGAACTGAAGATGAAAGTGAAAATCCGCCCGCACATCAACGAGGACGGGGTGAAGAACCCGGAATATCTGATTGACGAAAAGCTGGCAGACCTGAAAAACATTCAGGGACTTGGCGGTATAAAACACGGACTTGACAGTTCGAAAAAACAGCAGTGCGAATATACTGTATTCAATTTGAGCGCTTTTGACACTGTCGAACCGGAAATGCTGAAAAACAAACTGAACGGCATATACAAACTGTATGGCGAAAAGTATTCCGGGCAGCAGATGGTGTTCATTTATAAGAGAAAAGCCATGAAAGTGTCATGGCAAGACGTGGCGGAAGGAAAAGCAACCGACCTTCTTAAAGAACTTCAGGAGCAGTAGCCGAAACTACCACTCCTGAAGGGAGCTCTTGACCTGTTACAGCCGCGAACATTGCAAATATACAATTTTATTTTGAAATGCAAATGGAAAGAACTGAATTACCTGATTTTTTTAAAGAATTATCCACACTGGTAGAAGATGCGCACCGCTACGCAAAAGTTGCAGGTGTGAACTTCTTCAGGCAGAATTTTCGCAGGCAGGGGTTTCTTGATACATCATTGACACCGTGGAGTAAAAGGTCACTCACAATCGGTTCGGATCGTGGCGTATTGATACAAAGCGGGAAACTTCGCGACAGCATCCATGCGGTCAGCCGTGGAATAGACCGTATCATTTATCAGACCGATCCGCTGGCTTATGCCAAGATCCACAATGAAGGCGGGTACATTGTCGTAACGGAGCGAATGAAACGTTATTTTTGGTATTTGTACATGAAGTCGACCGGATCAATGCAAAAGAGGAAAAATGGCGAATTACGGCAAAATAAAGCCAATGAGCGGCTGTCTACAATGGCTTCCTTTTACAAAAGTATGGCACTTAAAAAAGTAGGCAGCAGGATAAGAATCCCCAAACGTCAGTATATGGGTGAGTCCGCTACGTTTATGAAGCAACTCGATACATGGATCGCATCGGAGATTGACAAACGATTCTCGAATATTTAATCTATATAGTTATGATTTGGACAGACTGCTACAAAGAACTGGTTGAAATAATACGGGGCAAAGATGAGTTCCTCGCATCTATCCCGGATGAGTATTCCGAGCTAAGGGAACGGATGGAAAATACACCGGGGATTGAACATATAGACATGTGGCATGAACAGATTAGTTTTCTCGATGAAGAACATCCCTTTTCGTCCCCGGCTGTATTCATTGAATTTAATACGCTTGGTATTGAGGACGAAGGGTTACTCGTTCAGCGGCTTCATACGCAGATTGATTTCCGGCTGTTTTACGAAACTTTTTCCGATACCTACGAAGGTGCGGCAATGCAGGAAGAGGCGTTGTCCTTTCTTGACCTGTTGACATTGCTGGGGATGATGTTACACGGAAAATCGGGAAAGAACTTCGGCACGCTCCGACGTACCCATGTCGGACGGGAAGAGTCGGGGGGTGCGGGAAACCTGTACCGGATCAGCTTTGAATGTGAAATCATGGATTACACCACAATGGAGCTTACAAGCCATGCCGACATGAAAGACCGTGAAATGAAAATTAGCAATGGAGACTTACCGGAGAAAACGGAAGACGAAGAACCGCTGTATCATCCATGATGCAACGGTTAAAAACCAAGACTAAGTTGATTTGTATCGTTCTTTTTTGAATCGGGCTTTTTGCCCTCTTTTAATTGTTCGTAATATGATAAATTCTCCGATATATAAAAAATCCGTTTGTAGATGTAGTTCTGATCAAGAAAGAACAGGTCATGACTCATACGCAAAAGAACATCCTCCAAACGGATGCGCTTTTTATCATAGAGATGATAGAACGTTTCTACCATCTTCCGGTCACGTATTTTGGTCATTTCAGGATTCCGCATAAGAAAGCATTATTATAGCGCAAATATACGGATTTCCAGTGATTTGTCAAAATTGAATATAAGCCTGCGGGGGAAAGGCTATAAAAAGCCCCCAGCCTGTTAGTAAAGACGCCAATCACATACTAACAAAATGCGAGCAGACGCACAGCCGGGGGCAAAGACCCTTGCTGCGTCTACTCGCATTTTTGCTTTATGTGATTGGCATTGCAAAGATAATCAAATTTGTATCATGAAAGTCATAGAGATATTAAACTTTAATCGGGAGCTCTTGAAAAAAATACAGGATGCCGGAATAAGGCTTGAAGATTGTCGCTATATCGATCTGTATACGGATTATATGGAACTGCTGGGACATGGCGAGAAAGTGTCTTATATAGTCGCAGCATTATCTGACAAGTACCTTGTTAGTGAGAGAAAGGTATATAGTCTTATCAAGCGTTTCCAAAGTGACTGCAAAATGTTTGCAGTGTAAACAACTTCATGTATCGTGCCGGATTGATAGCCCCGGAGTACTTTTGTCCCGAACTCAAAATTATTAGTTATGGGAAAATATACGTATAAACCGCAATATGGCGTTATCGTCATTTGCACAGATGAAAAAGAACAGCAGGCTATTTATGAACGCCTGAAAGCTGAAGGTTTAACTTTAAAGGTAGTAAGTGTATGAGAGTAGAAGTACGACACCATTGCAGCGATTTTGACAGCTATCGCGCTGCAAGGGTAAAAAGCCTTTTCAATGCGGAAAATGGCTGTGACTGGGAAAAGGTGGCTGAATTGCCCATCGAGGGCAAGGAATGGCAAATAGGTTTGATTGTCGGACCTTCAGGAAGTGGAAAAACCAGTATCGGAAGCAAAATCTTTAACGAGCCGATTTATGACCTTTATTCCGGTTGGGACAGCAATAAACCTATTATTGACTGCATCGCTCCGGACGGGGATTTTAATACGGTCACCGGAATGCTTTCGGCTGTAGGTTTGGGGGACGTTCCGGCATGGCTACGCCCCTTCAATGTGCTGTCGAACGGTGAGAAATTTCGCGCTGGTTTAGCCCGTTTGGCTTGCGAACGTCCGGAGCATGCCGTCGTTGATGAATTTACGTCCGTGATTGACCGTCAGATCGCGAAAGTGGGTGCGGCAGCATTCTCTAAAACTTGGAGACGTGGCAAAGGTAAGATTGTCCTTCTATCCTGTCATTATGATATTATTGAATGGTTGCAGCCGGATTGGGTGTACGATACTGCGGAGGCACGCTTTTACGAGCGTGACTGTCTTCGGCAACGTCCAAAACTCGAGCTTCAAATTTATAAGGTCAGGGGAACTGTATTCCCAAGACTGTTTAAACAGCATTATTATTTAGACTTGCCGTTGCCCGTTGCTGCGGAATACTTCGTGGGTTTCATTGGGAACGAACCCGTATGCCATTTGGCAGTAGCCCCCCTTTTCACAGCTGGAGCGTATCGCTCGACGCGTTTGGTTGTCATGCCAGAATGGCAAGGCATCGGAGTTGGCACTAAATTTTTAGCTGCAGTATGCGAATATCATCTGAAAGGGAACGGACGTTGTGGGAAAAAACTACCTGTATTTTTCCATACTTCACATCCCCAGTTATGCGGAGCTTTACGGCACTCAAAGAAATGGGTACAAACAGGAGCCAGTCTTTATGGCTCAAATAAAGCAAGAAGCGCAAGTTCGATGGCAAAGTCCATGCAGAGAAAAGGAAAACCTACTAAATGTTCTACCGGATACGGAGGTCATTTCAGGGCAGTACAGGCATTTAAATATATTGGGGAATATGATCATCAAGATATTAGGAAATAAGGACTCACAGGCTTACAAAATAGCGGAAGCCTGTGTACGCGATAAAGGTCACCGTGTTTGGAACGAAAACACCGGAGTGTATGATCTAGCCATTGCCCCGCTTCTGACGGAAAAGGTGTCGGTGGAAGTGTTGAAAGAACCACTTTACGGGACATTGATATTTCACCCGTCACCACTGCCGTATGGACGTGGAGCGTCTTCAATCAAATGGGCTTACAAACGACAAGAGCCAATCACTGCCGCCACATGGTTTTGGGCGGATAACGGACTCGACACGGGGGATATATGCGAACAGGAAATAGTCAAAATAGACTATTCAGCCCGACCGCGTGATTTTTACGAGCGTGATATTCTACCCGCTATGGAAAGGACATTGGTACGTTGCTTGGACAACATTCAAATGGGATATATACGAAAAATACCGCAGGTGGAAAGCTATTCAAGCTATGACAAGCGGTTATAAACATTTTTAGAAAAAACGAAAGCCGTGCAGAAGAAAAGTTCCGCACGGCTTCATTATTATTCGTTAATTCTTTTAAGCCAATCACTAACACATTTTTCCACTTCTGCATAGCTGACAAACGTTCTTTTTTCAACAACTACTAAGTGTCGCATTAATTCACTGCGAATCATTCCTGTATCATCCTTCCAAATATTTATAGCTCCGTTATTTCCGGAAGAAGTGCACGCATATCCCAATTCTAGTGTCGGTTCTATATCGCTAATATCGTTAATCCAATATGCATCAACTTTGTACTTCTTTACCCCAGGAAGCTTCTT